TTGTACGTCGTTTGTTGTGTTATCCGCCTCATCGATGATGATGACTTTGTGTCTAGCAGTTGAAGAAAGTGATACGGTCGAAGCGAAATTCTTTGCAGTATTTCTGACCGTATCAAGGAAGCGTCCCTCATCCGATCCATTGATGACATAATAGTCTACTCCTAATTCATTACATAATGCCTTTGCCACTGTGGTTTTGCCACACCCAGCAGGTCCAGCAAGAAGGAGATTTGGCACTTCTCCTTTACTCAAGAATCCCTGAAATGTTTTTTTGATGTTATCGGGGAGAATACAATCTTCAATTGTTTTGGGGCGATATTTTTCGACCCAAAGAAACTCATCACGACTCATAATTTAGTTACTCACCAATGTTGTGGATTACAGGCTTTTCATGGGCCAGTATATTATAAAGTTCGGTGTTTTGTCCAGACGATACTGGAATAAACTCTTTCTCAGGATCAAACTCATCATCACGAATCGCTTGGTTGATGACGATTGATCCAGCCTCCCCAGAAATACTTCTATGATAAGTTCTAGTAGGAATAATTAATGCACCACTCTGACGATTCAAATGAACGATGTGATATGGAAACTTCCAATCAACATTTACAAGTTCAAATGTACGAGTGCCAGATAGAACTCGATTATGGTCAACTTGATGATAGTGAATATAAAACTGTTTTGCTCCCACAATATCATTTGGAGGAGAGACTGCTGGTCCACTATGTACCACCAAATCAGATGCATTAGAATCTTCTACTGAAATATCATAGAAGGTTACGTCTTCGGTTTCTCGGAAGACACGATGTTTTTTATATTGTACGAAACTCATATCAAATCCAATCAGGTTTACGACTCGGAATACGACGATAGTTATCTTTGACCCACGGTTTGGATGAAATGTACATCTTGTAGGCAGTGAATGTATCTATACTATCATCAAACTTGAACTCTTCTGGCATTGCACGGACAAACGGTTGTGGTCCTTTACCAGACCGACCTGCAGGATCTGGAACTGGAAATATTTGATTTGCATATGCAAGAGTACGCAAACAGGAATGAACTTTACCGTAGCGGTTGGAATACTCCTCACAGAGAGCAAGTCCATGACGGATCAACCAACGCCAGTTATGAACAAATGAACCTGCCCACACGGTACAGGGATGATTGCGAAATGCGCCCTTATCGGTCGCATAGGGCGTTCCATCGACCTTAGGCAGTTTGCCGTATCCATGTCCCCACTTTTCAGAAGCGACGATAGAAAGCATCTGGCAGGTCTCTAGGGGCATCTTGACAATGTGCTTATCGGGTAAGACCATTGCAGATTTGATAGGGCAAGGGTCGGTGACAAAGATGTTCACTAATCTCTCCAAAGAATAGTTGGGTCGCTGAAGGAATCTGCTGATCCCATCTCTCTTGAGTATACCACGGCAAGAGTGATCCAGCACACAAACCAAAAGAAATTAAATATTAAATTTTGCCTCCACATGAATCTGCGGAAGGCTACGAACTCTGGTTTCTTCGTGGCGATCTCAAGAACAATCGACAACAAGAATCCAAACAAGAGTGGGAGAAAAAGAATGTCTGAGAAACTCAGGAGAAAAATAAGAATTTCTTTCATAATATTTCTTTGGGTATAAACCAATAAGATACAGATTGCCATCGTTTGCCCAACAAATAGGCGTCATAAAAATCTTGAATGTCTTTCCAGGTGTTGCGGTAGTTTTTAGGATATATCGTCAAACTCATTATGGCAAAAATAATTACATGGAAAAAATGTCCTGCGGGATGGTGACCCAACTGAAAACCAAGCAATCTTGCTTCGTCATTAACACTAAATCCCAAATCAAAGTGCTTGTGCAGTTGATCATGAAGTTCGGTGCTTTCTCCTATTCCAGGTATCCAATTCTCTAAGAACTGAACATAAAGATCTGGTTCCATTGTACTAATGATAATAATTTACTAATGTCAATGCAGGACAAAAACGATAACATGATTACAACATCCCATCCTTTGATCTTAACAAAAAATGGAATAGTTACAGCATTTGCGACTAGGTGAGTTGCTGATCCAGCAGCAACATCAACCCACAGAACAATAAAATAGGCAGAGACCACTAAGAAACTGCCTAATATACGCATATAAATTAATGTCTTATTCATCCAAAAGTAGAATCAGGCTCCATAGCAATATAATAAGTCAAGTCACTGTTCTTTGCAGTAAACCGAGACAAAAGTTTTTGGGATACTACAACCTCGTAAGTTCCAGGAAGAATTTTAATGTTCTCAACCTTGAAGTTGAAGCAAAACTCTTTATCAGTTTCACCAACAATCACAGAATAAACGTTTGATGTGTCATTCTTCTTGTCACGGACAACCAGTTTAATCACACCATTCTCACCGATAGCAGATAAATCTGGAGACTGGTAGATAGAAGATGCTTTCAGAAGTTTGTCCAGTTGATCGGTACTCACCTCAAAACGAACATCTTCGCTAGGAAGAGAAATATCTTTGTCAGGAGGAGAGACAATTACATTCGGATCGGCAAAGAAGTACTTAGAACGAGATTTTCCTTCCTTCATAACAACATAACCGTCATTATTAAAGTCTAACTCTGGGTTTTGATATAGACTCAATCCATTAAGGAATTGATTGAGATCATATACACCAAAGTCTTTAGTAAAGTCTTCGGAGACAGTTGCCTCTGCTAAGATATTCTTCATTACACTAATAGTGCGCAATTTATTCCCCTCTTTGAAAAGAATAGATTGATTAATAGAAGAGAAGTTCTTGAGAAGAGAGATAGTTTTATCAGAGAGTTTCATGTGGTCGAGAGTTTTCATTATCAATATGGAAAGTCAGAAGTGGTCGGTTTGTAATGATCATCAAAATGCAATAGTAGCATAGCATAGTGAATGACTTTTAGTAAATCTTTTTTATTTTGTCCGTCTTTATCACCGTATCGTGTTCCATACTTTATGATGTTTGATTGACAAAATCCAGAAGCAAGTCCTTTAGCTGCCATCAAATCAATAGTTTGGATGTCCTTAAATCCACTTGATTTGCCAGTATAGTGACTACGATAAGTGCCACTGACATATTCGTGGATATCCTTCAAGATAACATCTTCATTATACTTCCAGCGACCGTTGTTATTGTCGGGGGTTTGGGGAAGTTCTGGAACAGAAGATGTTGGAAAATTTACATCAAATGTAAGTATATCTTCCCCGTATAAAGAGGTTTCTTTTTCTGAGAGGGAAAACTCTGGAAGAGTGTCCTCATAAATTTCATTCGTGCTCATAATTTCGTCGTAAAGAAAGCTCCAGGAGTTTGCCATAATTATATCAAACAGCACTAAATGTGTCAATGGAACCTTCATTCTCAGAAGGCATCACAAAGTCAACATCAACCTTGTCATACAGTTCCAGGAATGCTTGCTTGGTCTCATCATCAAAACGATTGACACAAACTTGAATTGCCTTTGCCTTATCTCCGAAGATGCTGTATGCCTTCACAATGTGAACCAGACGGCGGGTGCTGATAATTTCCTCAATACCACCATCATAGAAGGTTTTGCGGATGATGTCTGCCCAGTCAGCAAGGCGCTTGCAGAAGTTCGAATCATCACACAGTTTGTTCAGGATCTTAATTTCAATAGCCGTGGTGGGGTACTCCTGCTCGAAGGTCACAGGAAAACGCTCCAGGAACGCTTCATTGAGAACGTTGGTACCAATGAACCGACCATCGTCAGATCCTTTGCCTTTGGTGTTGGCCGTGGCAATAACTTGGAATCCATCAGTGGGTTTGATCCACTTACCGATCTTCTTGAGGAAGACGCCCTTACCTTCTAGAATGGACTGAAGACAGAGGATTTTGTTGGATGCCAGGTCGATCTCGTCCAGAAGGAGAACTGCTCCGCGTTCGAGTGCTTCGATAACGGGACCATTGTGCCATGCAGTATTCCCATCGACAAGCCTAAAACCACCCACCAAGTCATCTTCATCCGTCTCAATCGTAATATTCACCCGAATAAGTTCGCGACCCAGTTGGGCGCACGCCTGTTCGACAGAGAACGTTTTACCGTTACCCGAAAGGCCCGTAATGAACGTTGGGTAGAATAGACGGGAAGAAATAATTTTTTTAATATCAGTGAAGTTACCAAACTTGACGAAGGAATCATCTTTATCGGGAATAAGGTTTTGTTCCACAGAGGGAATAGCAGCAGGAGAATTGTAAGATACTTCCAG